TACTGCTCTGGCGGTAGTGGGAGCTATCAGATCCGTACTGTGAGGGGTTGAGATGGCAGGCGCACTCGACAGTCTGTTCAAAAGCGTTGCTAAGTCGGTTGTTGCCGACCTTGGCAAGTCGTTTGATCACACAATTACGTACACCCGTAAGGCATCTTCGACGTACAACACCAGCACTGGAGCGCTGACGACAACGGATACGGCCTACTCGTTCGACGTACCAGTTGAATTTGTGCGTTCAACAGAAGAAGACGAAGCTGAGAAGCGCACAGCCAAGCTTTATGTAACGCCTGATTTGATTGGCGACAACCAGCCAACTTTTGAAGACACGGTGACGCTGAAGTATGCAGGGTCTAACCGGGTTGCTCAAATTACAGACATTCGCACCTATAAAGGCGATCAAGAATACCTGTTTGTTCTGGAGGTGGTGTTTTAATGGCTAAAAACGACCTTTTAGATTTTGACCCTGCTAATGACTTTGAGGCTTACTTTGACAGGGCCTTAAACAAAGCTGTTCCAGCAATACTTGCTGCTTTGGCTAGCCCTGATAACAGTCCTGTTTATACAGGGTATTTTGCGTCAAGCTGGAAAGTTGCTGCTGGTAAAACTGCTCAACAAGCAAGTAGTCGTTTAGGTAAAGAAGATCGACCAAAAACTCGTGCAAACAGGGAGACGGGGGACACACCTTGGGCTGCAATTTTTAATAAACGTGAGTTTGGAAACGCTAGGGGGCCCAAGCCAAAATCAGGCGGGTATATTCGCCCCAGGTTCCCTGAAGTTCCATATATTAACTTTCAAAAAAATCCCGTAATCAATATCGGCAATGTTGCCTCCTACGCTGCATACGCTCTGGAAAATCCAATAGTTGCAACATTTGTGCAAGGAACTGGGCCTGGGCAACTTCAGGGAGTTATTGATAGGGCTTTTAAAGAGACTCCAGATGGCGTCAGACTAAGGGTTGCTACTGGCCTTCGTTCTCGTGCAGCTGGCAGCGTTCAGTACACTGATTTGTTGTAGTCATGACCTTAGTTAATGCTCGTGCTGCTTTTGAAAAAGCTGTTACTGACGCGGTAGCAGCAGCGGACAACACCGTTTTAATGGTGTATGACAACGTAAGTTACACAACGCCAGGCAAGTCAAAAAAATACATTTCAATGACTGTTCGATTTACGCAGTCAACTTTGCAAAACCATGGCGCTGCCTCTGACTATTACAGCGGAGTAATCCAATGCAACGTGTACGTTCCAAAAGCTGCTGGAACGTCTGTTTTGTCTGCAATTAGCGAGGCTGTAATTGATGGCTTAACTTCAGTTAATGCTTCAAATTACGTTGATTCGTTTAGTGTGTCACCGCGCGTTATGGATGTGACCGGCCCAATCCCGTTAGCGCCTGAAGATCGTTCTCACTTTGTTGGCATTGTTTCTTGCCAATTTACCGCAGTTGTATAGTATATTAGTTGAAACGACAATGTTTTATGCGTGCCACCGAGCTGCTTCGCAACAAGTTTGGCGTCAGCCAGCTTTACAAGCATGAGGTCAAGGACGGTGACGACGTGGTGCTTGAGATTTACTGGCATCCTTTGACGATTGCAGAGCGTGAGTCGATTCAGAAAAAAACCGACAGCGACGATACTGGTGATTTTGCCTTGGGCATGATGATCGAAAAAGCGCTTGATGTCGATGGCAAGCGTTTGTTTCAGGATGGCGAAAAGGCTCAGTTAAAAAATGCCGTTGAGGCGGCTGTGCTTCAGGAAATCCAACTAGCCATGCTGTCTTCTGGGTCGGAAAACAGGGTGGAGGAAGCGAAGGCAGGTCTCAAAAGCTAACAACGACTGGTTTTTTATTTTTTTTCTTGCAAAGGAGCTGGGCATGACCGTTGCTCAGCTTTCTGTGCAGTTGACGCAAGAAGAGCTGGTCGGCTGGGCTGCTTTTTACGAATTAAAAAACGAACAGCAGGAACAAGCGATGGAAAACGCAAAGCTAGGCAGAGGCGTGGCAAGAAGGTAAGCGTTAGAGTGGGCTGAAGAGTCGTTGCTTTGAGCTTGTGGCAACCTACGGCGTAGATATTGAGATCGGCGTCAAGGGTCAACAACGACTCCAAAGCCTTACGTCTGCAATCAAGCTTTCAGGTAAAGCTGCTGACTCGCTAGCAAAATCTCTAGGGGAGCGAGGCGTTGTCAGTCAAAGCATTGATAATTACAATAAAGCGCTTCAGCGAGCCAGCCGCACGCTACAAGGCGTTATTGCTGGAACGAAAGGAGAAACAAAAGCAGTTAAAGAATATGCTGCTGCTTTAAACAATCTTATTGCAATTCAAGAGCGTCAAAAAAAGCTGGTTGGCGCTGAGTTTCGAGCAACAGCTGCTGGCCAAGCAGAGCTAGAGCTAACTAAGGCTAAAAAAAGTTTAGAAATTAAAAGAAAGCAAGGAGAGCTTCAAAGGCAGCAAGATCGTGACCGCGAAGCAATTCAAAAAGCCTTAGGTCGTATGGAGTTCGAGCAAGCTGCTCGACGTAGAGAATTTTTGGCTCAAGGGACTCGCGAGTTAAAAGAACAGCTTGAGCTGTCTAGGCAGATATTCCAAACAACAACCAGCGGAGCGCCAACAACTATTAGCCGAACGGTCCAAAAACGACCTGCGTTTGGCGGTGGAGCGGCGACTGCATTTGGTCCTCAACCTGACAGGATAAAACGTCTTCGTCGAGCTGAAATTTTTGATCGAACAGCAGCCGCACGACGTGAAAATGAAGCACGTCGTGAGCAGTTTAGAAGACTAGAAGAAACTGCAAGGGGTGCGAGGATACAAGCTGCACGAGAAGAAAATAGAAATGCTCAACAGCTAATTGTTACCAAAAAAGACGAGCTTGCTCTTCAGAAAAGATTGGGAGAAATGGAGAAACGCTCCCAAGCTGTTGCGGACAGAAAAAATAAAAGTTTGCGGCATAGTTTTAGACTTGGTAAAAGCATTGTTAGAGAAACCGTTAAGGGAGTTAATGCCGACAAAGCCCGCACAAAAGAACTTGAAAAACAAAATGCATTGGCGCGTCAACAAAGAAACCAGCGGTTGCGTAGCGCTGTTGGTAGCGGCTTGATTGGTGGCGGTTTTCCACTGCTGTTTGGTCAAACAGGGGCTGCCGCTGTTGGTGGTGCTCTTGGCGGCCTGGGAGGAGGACTTATCGGGGGAGAGTTTGGATTTGCCTTGTCTGTTGTTGGTACGGCAATAGGCCAGGCTGTTGCAGAGGCTGAAAAGTTTGATAAAGCGTTGGCTGCGGTTAATGCAAAAGCCGTAAGTCTGGGTTCAAGCGCTCAAGGCACTGTTAGAGACGTTAAAGACTTGGCAAAAGAGCTTGGCATAACAAAAGACGAGGCACTAGAGCTTGTTGGTGCGTTTTCTGAATTTGAAAACTTTGCAGACAAACAAGCTCTTGCAAGAATTTTTGGCGACAGCTCGGATGCTTTTGACCGGTTGGCTGCAGCAAAAACGGAGTTAGATCTTGCAAAAGAAATTTTTGCTGCACGTGGTGAGATTGGCAATTCAGAGGCAGAAAGACTTTTAAATGCGTTAAAAATTACAGACGCTTCAACAGTTGAGTTAGCGCTTGCGGAAGCCCGTTTGCAAGCTGAGCATGACATTGCAGTTGAAAAAGCAAGACAAGTTACCTTTATGGATCGACTGCGACAGTCTGTTACGGCTGGTTTTGGTGGCGGTGTAATTGATGTTGAAGAGTTTGGAGAAGACCGAGCTGAAAGACTTAACGCAGAATTCATAAAAAATAGAGAAGAAGCTTTAGACAGGTTTGTTAAAAAGCTAAAAGAGGTTCGCGATTTAATAGCTAGTGTTGAATTGTTTGATCCTGGCAAGCCTCCTGCTAAAGCCGAGACCGGTGAAAGTATCGAACAAAGGCTTAAAAAACAACTTGCTCGTTATGAAGAAATTGAGCCGTTTGCCCGTAAGCGTGCAATAATTGAAGCAGATCACAGAGTTACTTTAGAAAAAATTGCAGAAGTAAAAGACAAAATAAAACGAAAAGATTTAGAGATTCTTGCTGGGCAGGTAAGGCAAGCGCGACTTGACGATGTTCGACATCAAGAGTTAGAGCAAGCAGCTAAAGACTATGCAGATCTTCTTAGAGACCAAAAGAAAATTAGAGAAGAAATTTTTGAGCTTCAAGAGGCAGAACTTAAAAAGACTCAAGAACTGGTTAAAGGGCTTACTGACACGATGCGAGATGGTTTTGTGGATAGCATTAAGGCTGCAACAGACGAAACGCGCACGCTCGCTGACGCTTTGGCAAACATGTTGAATCGTCTGTCTGATCAGCTTTTAAATATCGCTGCAAACATGGCGTTTTATGGAAACGCTCAAGGCAACTTGTTCCAAGGGCAAGGAATTATTGGAAGTCTTCTTGGCGCTGTAGTCCCTTCGCTGTTTAACGTTACGTCAACTGCTGGGCCTGGTGGTTACACAATTCCTAATGCAGCTGTTCCTAAGTTCCGGGCTAACGGTGGTGCTGTTGGGGCAGGTCGCCCTTACATTGTTGGTGAACGTGGCCCTGAGTTGTTTGTCCCTGGAGCGCAGGGCAACGTTGTTTCAAACAGCGCTATGGGCGGCACTAGCGTCATTGTCAACGTTGATGCTTCTGGGACGGAAGTACAGGGCAACCAGGGTGGTGCTGAACAGCTTGGCCGCTTGATTGGTTCAGCGGTGCAGGCAGAATTGATTAAGCAGAAGCGACCTGGAGGACTCCTTACCCGCTAATGGCTACTTTCCCTTCGATCAATCCAACGTATGGGGCGCGCAAGCGTAGCCGTCCCAAAGTTCGCAACGTGCAGTTTGGTGACGGACTGTCCCAGCGTTTAACGTATGGCCTCAATCAAGATGCCAAGCAGTGGAATCTAACGTTTGAGGTGTCAGAGACTGACGCTGACACCATCGAAACGTTTCTCGAAGCACGTGGTGGAGCGGAAAGTTTTGACTGGTCGCCACCGGATGAAACCGAAACCTACAAATGGATTTGCCAAGACTGGTCGAAATCCATACCGTATTTGAACAGGGCCACGATCACCGTTACGTTCCAGCAGGTGTTTGAGGTATGAGCGAGCTTTTTGAAAATCTGCTTACGTCCAGCCCGTTTGCAATTATCGAGCTGTTCGAGCTTCAGCTAGAGACTGCTATTCACGGCAGCAATGAGACGCATCGGTTTTTTAGTGGCGTAAACCAAAAGACGACTACGGGCCAAATAGTTTTTGGCGGAAACACGTATATTGCGCTGCCTGTCGAAGCAGACGGGTTTGAGTTTAAGGGTGATGGAACGTTGCCCCGCCCGACTCTGCGTATTGCCAACACCAACAGCTTTGTTTCAGCTGTGCTGTTGTCGGTAAACGAGACAACACCGGGCAATGACCTTACTGGTGCAAAGCTGACGCGAATCAGAACGCTGAGTCGTTTTCTTGACGCAGAGAACTTTGACAACAACGCTAATCCATACGGAACGCCAGACTCGTCTGACACGGGTCAAATGCCAAAGGAGGTCTATTACGTTGATCGCAAGATTAGTGAAAACCGAGATTTGGTTGAGTTTGAGCTGGCGTCTGTCTTTGATTTAGAAGGCGTTACAGCACCGAGGCGTCTTGCCTTGGACAACATTTGTCAGTGGACGTATCGCGGCCCAGAGTGTGGTTATACGGGTGAAGAGTTTACGGAGAACGACGTTGTTGAAGTTACTGTGGCTGCTCCCAACCTGACATTTACGACAGGGGCCAACCAGCTTACGGCTCGCAATAGCTTGTATGAAGGCCAAGAACTGGTTTCGTCTAATGGTTGGTACAGGTTGCGTGTGCAGCCTGACGGCAACTTGGTGATCTATGACAAGGCTGGAACGGTGATATGGACGCACGGTGTAGGCCCGCAAAGCCCTGCAGGCAATGGACGTTATGAGCTTCGGATGCAGGGTGACGGCAACTTAGTGATGTATAACCGTGATACCAGTGCTGTTGTGTGGAGCGGACAGGACACACACCTAAAAGGTGCGCCAACAGGACTTTCATTTACAGCGTTTTATCCGGCGGATGTTCTAGAAGGGCGCCGTGGAGCGTTCAGCTATGAGGTCAACGGCAGGGTTGCAAACAGCACTTCTGACACCAATACGGTTCAAAAAACTTATACATTGGGAACACGAAGTTTGACGGTAAGTCTTGCATTTACCGCTGACGCACTACCGTCTGATCATTTTAGTAATCAATTTTATGTATGGAGCATTCCAACGATAACTTTTGTTAGCTCAACAGGTTTGTTTACTCCTAACGAAACTGTCAACCTTAACGAGACAGTAAGCGACCAGAATCCGTTTAAAGACACGTCTTATGGAACGCTAAGCACTGTCGGCATTGCCGTTCAAGTTACCGGCACCACTGGTTTTAGTAACAACATTGCTCAGCTGGGGAATGCAGGCAAGCTCAAGGTGATTGTTACTGATGTCAATAACACTGAGATTGACATGAATGGTGTTTACATTAGTGCTGAACCTTCAGTTACGACCACCACTAATCTTCCTCCTGAAGACACCTGCGGTAAGCGACTAACCAGTTGCCACAGGCGTTTTAAGGATGATCCGAATGGACTACCGTTTGGGTCATTCCCATCACTTGGCCGCAACATCGGATGACGCAGTGGAAAGCTGATGCACTGACTCATGCGTTAGAGGAGTCACCACGCGAAGCGTGTGGCTTAGTTGTTGTAGTGAAGGGGCGTGAGCGGTACTGGCGTTGCGAAAACTTGTCTAACGACGGCGATTTTTTTGTGCTGTCTCCTGACGACTACGCCGATGCAGAAGAGGCTGGTGAAGTAACAGCTGTATTTCACAGCCACCCCAAGTCACTGGCGATTGCTAGCGATGCAGACCGCATGAGCTGTGAGAAGTCTGGACTGCGTTGGTATATCTGCAACCCTGGCTCTGGAACGTGGTGCAGCATTGATCCAGACGGCTACAAGGCTCCGTTGATAGGGCGTCAATGGGTGTGGGGCGTATCCGACTGCTGGACGCTGGTACGGGACTGGTATCAAGAGGAGCTGGGTATTGAACTGCGTGACTGGGACCGTCCCAGGGACAACATGGCGTTTGACGCTGACCCAATGTTTGAGCGTTGTTTTGAGGAGACAGGGTTTTACGACGCAGAAACAAGCCAGCCAGAAAAGGGGGATTTGGTGTTTATGCGTTTAGGCGATTCGCCCGGTTTAAATCATGTTGGTGTGTATGTAGGAGAGCAGCGGCTTCTGCATCATGTGAAGGGTCGCTTGTCTAGCCGAGACATCTGGGGCGGCTATTATCAAAAGAACACCGGTCGCATCGTCCGTTACCGAGGAGGGCAGTGAGATGATGCGTGTAATCAAGGTTTACGGGAAGCTGGCGAAGCACCTTGGTCAGCGCAGTTTCAAGGCCGTAGCACGCACTCCTGCTGAAGCAGTTCGTTTTCTTGTCGCTAATTTTCCTGAGCTTCGTTCCGTTATGCGGGACGACAGCTATGCCATTTCTGTGGGACGGCATCAGCTTCCGATTGGCGACAAGCCTGAGTTTCTGCACTACCCAGCAGGCAGCGATGACGCCATCAGAATTATTCCAGTGATTACGGGTGCTGGCGGCAACTTCGGAAAGATTTTGATGGGTGCTGCTCTGATCGGCCTAGCGTTTGTCCCAGGCGTTGGTGCGATAGCTGCAGGCTCAACAGCCACTCCAGCTGCCACCGTGTTTGGAACGGGGCTTACAACGCTGGGAGCAATGAGCTTTTCAATCGGAGCATCATTGGTGTTACAGGGCATTGCAGGCATTATTTCGCCTGTGCCTAAAACGCCAGAGATGGACTCCGATCCACGCGAAAACTTTAATTTCAGTGGTGTGCAAAACACCTCTCGATCTGGTGTTGTGGTGCCTGTTATTTACGGTGAAGTCGTTACAGGCAGTATCACGATTTCAGCTGGCCTAAACACCGAGGAGGTTTGATATGGCTGACAAGCTTATTGCTGGTGCGGGTGGCGGTGGCGGCAAAGGCGGCGGTGGAGGTGGTGGCTCTGCTGACGTTACGCCTGACAGTCTTGATTCTCGTCAGATAGCCCGAGTCGTTGACTTGTTGTGTGAAGGCGAGATTGAAGGTTTTCCGTCGGGTCAAAGATTTAATGGCCAGCTGTATAACCGTGATACTGCTGAATACAACTTCGGCGCACTAAAAGACGTTTTCTTTGATAACACGCAGGTGGTACGGCAGGGAGCCGACCCGTCAAATCAGCAACCTACTGACTACAACTTCGACGTAACGACAGACGCAGTTTATGAGTTTAGGTATGGCCAGCAAGATCAATCTGTCCTAACCAATCTAGACGTTCTTAACCAAGCAACATTTTCTGTAAACACAAAAGTCTTTAAGGATACGCCAGTTACACGAACCATTACGGACACAGACACCACTGAGATTCGAGTAACAGTTGGAACCCCAGCACTGCAGATCTTTCAGGACGATGGCGACGTAGACGGTGCAGTGATTGAGTACGACATTGAGGTGTCGTATGCAGGTGGTACGTTTTCAACCATATCTGATGGCACAGGTTTTAAGATTGAAGGCCGGACCAATGACCTGTACCAAAGAAAACACAACTTTGTTGTATCAGGCAGTTTTCCCGTTGCAGTTCGAGTAAAGCGGACGAATCGTGACGCCCCACCGTCAGGCGACTCGACTGAAAACAGCGATTTCTTTTGGTACGACTACACGGAAAAAGCCAACTACAAGACGCGCTATCCAAACAGTGCGTTGTTTGGTTTAAAGATCAACGCTCAACAGTTCAGCCAGATACCGCGTCGGTCTTACCGTCTTCGTGGTCTAAAGGTTCAAATCCCTCATAACGGAATCGTTCAAGCTGATGGGCATATTGTCTATAATGGAACGTTTAACGGCTCTCTTGGAGCAGCAGTTTGGACCTCAGATCCCGTTTGGTGTTTGTACGACCTGCTGACTAGCAAGCGTTATGGACTGGGAAATCACGTCGATGCAGCAGATCTAGACATTTACAGTTTTTACGCCGCATCTCAATACTGCAACGAGTCTGTCGATAACTTGAACGGCGGGGTAGAGCCCCGGTTTAGCTGCAACGTTGTTATTCAAACCCAGCAAGACGCTTACAAGCTGATCAACCAAATGTGCTCTGTATTTAGAGCCATGCCGTTTTGGGAGGCTGGAACGCTTGCGTTTTCACAGGACCGCCCAGAAGACTTCACTTACATCTTTAACCAAACGAACGTAACCGAGGCCGGGTTTAGTTACTCAGGTTCAAGCAGAAAGACACGTTACACCTGCGTTTCGGTCAAGTGGTTTGACAACGACGTAAGGGAGTATCAGTACGAACTGGTCGAAGACAACAAGGGGATTGATAAGTTTGGCTATGTAAAAACGTCGATTGATGCTTTTGCTTGCACCAGCCAAGGGCAGGCTCGCCGTCTTGGTGAATGGTTGCTTTATACCAACTCTGAGGAAACAGAAGTCGTCACGTTTGACACTGATATAGCGGCTGGCATCAAGGTTCGTCCCGGCGATCGAATCAAGATTGCTGATCCAGTTCGAGCTGGGCAATCGGTATCTGGCCGTTGTGAGGCTGGTTCGACAACGACAAGCATCAAGTTGAACAGGACTAGCACAGAGTTGTTTGGAGGTTCGGCACCTTCTGACTTCACAATCAATGCTGTTCTGCCTGATGGGAGCTTGGGGATTGCGGCAGGCTCAACAATTAGCGGCAATACAGTTACGCCGGGTTCTGCTTTAAGTGCTGCACCTACAGCAGGAGCGCCATTTGCGATTGGTTGGCAAGATCTTCAGCTAAGCACTTGGCGTGTTCTGACTGTTATTGAGAACAGCGAAGGCACCTACACGGTTACTGCGTCTGCATACAACGAAAACAAGTATGCCCATATTGAGCGCAACCAAATCCTGGAACGTCGGGATGTCAGCAACCTCAACGATCCACCAGAAGCCCCGACCAACCTGCAGTGCCGCGAGATTCTGTACGAAAGTGCTGGTTCAGTGCTGCAAAAGCTGATTATCAACTGGCAGTCTTCCAACAGATCCACTTCTTATGAGGTGGGTGTCAGCGTCAACAACGGCAACTTCAAGCGTGAAACCACGCGATCAGTTGACCTAGAGGTGTTGAACAGCAAGGTTGGCACGTATCAGATTGAAGTTGTTGGCATTGGATCGACGGGTAAGAGATCACAGGCTGCAACGCTGACGTTTACAGCTGTTGGTAAGACGGCACCGCCCGCCAACATTGCCAGCTTGAACATCTCACCTGTTGATGGTCATACGGCTGAGCTGTACTGGCCGCAGTCCACTGACCTTGATGTACGGGTTGGTGGAACGGTTGAGATCAGGCATACGCCCCACACGGATGCCAATGCTGTCTGGGGCCGTGCTCAGGACATTGTTCCTGCAGTCAACGGCAGCAGTACCCGCAAGCTGGTTCCATTGAAGGAGGGTACTTACCTTATCCGGGCTAAGGACTCGCTAGGTAACTATGCAGCACCTGCAGGCATTCCCAGCGTTGTGGTGGACCTGCCTGAACCGCAAGACTTGGAGCTGGTTCAGACCTACACAGAGCAGCCGAGCTTTGGTGGAACGTTCACCAACATGTTTTTCAGCTCTGATGAGAACGGAATTGCCTTGTCGTCTACGGGGCAGATTGACGACATCACCGACTTTGACGCTGTAACCAGTATTGATTTCCTTGGCGATACGGCGTCTAGCGGTGAGTACCAGTTTGCGAGCACGTTGGACCTTGGAGCGAAGTACGACGTTGAGCTGCTGTCGGTGCTGCAGATTCGTGCGTTCCAGCCAACAGACACTTGGGATGATCGGACAGAGCTGATCGACACTTGGAACGACATTGACGCTGACGACCTGAGTGACACGGACGTTCAGCTGTTCGTTCGCAGCAGCAATGATGATCCCAACGGCAGTCCGACGTATGGAACGTGGGAACCGTTTGTGAACAACACAGCACGGGGCCGTGCTTTCCAGTTCAAGGCGGTGGCTACGTCTAGCAACGTTGCCCAGAACCCATTGATCGAGCAGCTGGGCGTCAAAGTCAGGCTGCAACGCCGTACAGAACAGCAACGCAACATCACCAGCGGAGCTGGAGCGAAGACGATTACGTTCCCATCAGCGTTTCGCAGCGTGCCAAGTATCGGCATCACGGCTCAAGACTTCGACGGTGGCGATTATTTCCAGCTGAGCAGCATCAGCAGGACCGGTTTCACCGTGACGTTCAAAAACAGCTCCGATACAATAATCAGTAAGGTCTTTGACTATCAAGCCGTCGGCCACGGCAAGGAGATCACCTAATGGCACAGGCAACTGACTATTCACTCGCTAACCAGTCAGGTGCGAACTTCCGTGCCGAGCTGAACTCAATCCTGGCAGCGGTTCAAACGCTGAACAGCGGTTCGACAGCACCAAGCAGCACAGCTGCTCACATGCTGTTCTTAGACACCAGTACGACGCCAGCGACCTTAAAGATTAGGAACGCTGCAAACGACGGATTTATCACGCTTGGTACGGCATCAAGCAACCTGGGCCTAGTCAGTGCATCTGGTGCGACCTTTACGGGTGACATCACGCTGAACGCGCAGTCTGATGTGCGTTTTGCTGATTCGGATAGCAGCAACTACATCGCTCTTCAGGCCCCCGGCACTGTCGCCAGCAACGTCACCTTTACGCTGCCTAGTGCTGATGGAACGGCAAATCAGGTGCTGAAGACGGATGCTTCTGGTGCGTTGGGCTTTACCAGCGTTTTGCTGCTTAGCGAAACGACGAATGGTCAGACAGTCACGGGTGGAGTGCGCTCCAACATCGTCACGCTGACTGACGCAACAAACATTGCTTATGACATGGATGACGGGAATAATGCAGAAGTTACGCTTGCGGGGAATCGAACATTAGACAATCCAACAAACATCACACCTGGCCAGTCTGGCTCTATTTTTATTACGCAGGATGGAACGGGCAGTCGCACTTTGGCGTATGGAGATGCGTATGACTTTGCAGGCGGGACCGCACCAACGCTTTCGACTGGGGCCAATGCCGTAGATCGAATTGATTACGTCGTCCGCACCACCACTTCTATCCACTGCGTTTTTACGGCTAACTACTCATGAGCGTTTTTCATAACAACGCGCTGATTGGCGCAGGCGCTGGAACGGGTGTTGTTGCGGCTGCTGAGTACGTCATCCCCAAGTCGCTGAGGTTTAACAGCGGTGATAGCGCATATTTGAGCAAAAGTTTTTCGACAGCAGGCAATCGCAGGACCTGGACCTTTTCTTGCTGGGTAAAAAGAAGCAAGCTTGGCTCATACCAAAGCATTTTTGCTGCAGACGTAGACTCAAGTAATAAAACAAATTTTTATTTTGACAACTCTGACCGATTAGTTTATTTTCAGTATACAAGTGGTGCATATACAGGTAGAAAAATTAGCAGCAGGGTTTTTCGCGATTGCAGTTCTTGGTATCATTTGGTTCTAAATTGGAACTCAAGCGATTCAACTGCGTCAGACAGAATTGCTATCTACGTTAATAATGTCAAGCTTACAGATTTTGATACGAGTGTAGACGGCACTGCTAATGCTGAAACTACAATTAACAGCACTGTTGAGCATCAAATTGGCGGCGACGCAGGCGCAAACAACTGGTACGCAGATTTATTGGTATGTGACGCCCAGTTTGTTGATGGTCAGGCGCTTGCGCCGACTGACTTTGGTGAAACGCGCAGCAGCGACGGCGTTTGGGTGCCGAAAGAGTACACAGGTGAATACAGCGAGCCTGTTGATCAAAGTCAGAACTGGACAAATCTAGTTAC